TACACGTGTCAAACTGTTAGGCAGAATACAGAACGCCGCGGCCTAGTTCTCCCGCGCAGCGCTCGTACGAGCGCCTACATGCCTGGTCCGCAAGTAGGCGGCGCTTCTGTTTGTGGTGCGTATGAAGCCGGCTCTCAATCCCAAAACTCTGCAAGCTGCGGTTGTAATCGTAGGTGGAATGCTGGTCCTGGTGAGTCATGCGTTGATCGGTCTGCCTGGTTTGCTCGATCCGCGATGGGTGCTCCTGCTCGGGCAGGTAGGGGCTCTGCTCGGCGGGAAGGAGGCGCTTCAGCGCTCGACGGACTTCACCGCCGACGAAGTCGAACTGATCGACGCCGGGAAGTCGCAACCGCCCCAATGATCACCGACGCCGAGCTGCAGCTGCTTATCAGCGGCGCTGTGAGTCAGGCCGGGCTCGGCATCGAGTCCGCGCACGGCCGGAGGCTCACGCACACCGAAACCGATCGGCTTGGCCAGGCGGTAGCGACGGCTATGCGTATGGTTGCCGATCGGTGCCACGCGACACAGGCGAAGGTTCCGCCTCCTCCGCCGTATCGCATCCGCCATCACGCGCAGCACTTCAACCCATTGCTGACGCAGGAACTGCCGCGCGTGACCGACGAGGAAATCGCGAAGGCCAAGCAGAAGTAGCCCGGGTGATCACTTTTGATTGATCTGGGCCAGGGGTCTCCCGTACAAGTGACCCGTTCGCGCCTGCGCACCGCTGAGGTGTTCTTCCTGGTTGGTTGAACTCATTGGCTGGAGCGCGGCGCGGACGTTTCACCAGCTCGAGACCGGCACATCGCCGTCCGTGAACCGGTCGAGGTAGGCGCGCAACTCCGGGTCGATGTCGAGCGCATCGTCATGCTCGAGCCCGAGCCACACCGCGTGCGGGCACCCCGCGTGCTTGGCGCACTGCAGCTCGGTCATGCGTTTGCGTAGCCTGTGCTCGCGGATTAGCTGGCCTTTGGTCATGTGTTCACCTTGAAGTCTCGCACAGCCTCGATTGCGTCCCACAGCGGATGCTCCTGCGCGCTCAGAGTGTCGCCGGCATAGTCGTCTGCGAGTCGTACGAGTTCCAGCACCTTCTCCTCGCGCTCGCGGAAGCGCTTCAGCTCGGCGATTTGCTCGATTGAGATGGCGCGATTCGCCTCCATGAGGGCGCACTGCTTTTCGGCAAGAGCCGCGTTCTCAGCGCGCAGCCGCGCGCTCTCATCCTTCAGCGTGCCGATGGTCAGCGCCTGGTCGGCGATCACCTGGTTCATGCGGTCGATCTCGTCCTGGGCTCGGCGCAAGTTGTCGCCGCGCGCTTCGCTCTGGACGCGCACGCACTCGAGCTTTTTGCGGAGTTGCTCGACCGTTTGCCACGCGTCCACTTCCGTGGCGGAAATCGCGGAGACAGTCGGCGCAGGCTTCAGCGAGCGCACTGCTTCGATCAGCGCACGTTGACCGTTGACCAACGCGCCGACGCCTTCGTCAATGCTCGACACGTATTTAGCGATCAACCGCGCATCGGCAGACACCTTAGGCGTCCATCTTGATGCGCAGTTGATGCACAGATTTTCACCTTCTGTAACCTGTTGTTCTGACATGTGTTCCTCGTGCAGTTCTCATTCTCAGGCGGTATCGACGCCTGAACGTCCTGTGGGGTATTCGCCGGGCTTTTCACTGTGATTTCGTGGGGTCGCTCTGGTCTGAGCCGGTCGTGTTTGCCGCTGCACCCGCGTTTGCTGATGCACCGGTGACCCACGGTTTTTGACGCTTGCTGACCCGGGGCTGCCGGTTCATCGCCTTCGAGAGCTCGTCCTCGAGCAGACCAGGCTGCGAGTAGGTCTGCTCCTGCATCCGCTCGCTGTTGCCCATGATCGCGCCGCGCATGGCTGCAGGCACTCCTTGCGCCGCGAGACGTGTCGCGAGTCCACCGCGGCAGTCGTTCGGTGATCGCAGCCCGAGGCCGGCGCGCTTGCTCGTTCGCGCGACGAGATGGCCGATCACTCGGTTCGTTTCGATCGGCCAGCCCTTCCACTCGCCGCGATCGCGCAGTTCCAGCATCACCTCGAACATCTCGTCGGGAATCGGCACCCAGCGCGCGCTTTTCTTCGTCTTGGTCCCCGCGCACCACACGCGTTGGCGCTGCCAGTCCGGCTCGCTGAGCTTGCGCGTCTCGCTCGCGCGCAAGCCCATGAAGTGCAGTTCGTACGCCAGCAGTCGGTGCCGCGGCTTCGTCGCGACCAGGAACCGGCGTACTTCGTCGAGCGTGAATGGCTCCTGCGGCTTCGGCGAGACGTCGCCAACGTCAGGCAACTTTGCCGGCGCGATGCCGCACGCTTTGCATGCGCGCGCGTAGGCTCGAAGTTCAGCGAGAACAGTTACTGCGCGGCGCTTGGCTTTGCAGGCAGAGGCGTACGAGACCAGGTCCTCTGTCGTGATCGTCGCGATGTCTCTGTCCTTGCCGAAGAATCGACAGAGCGAGAGCCCGCAGCGTGCGGTTCTCAGATGCGTGTGTTCGCCTACTTCGGCGACCTCCTGCGCTTCGGCGAGCGCTGCGAGTGCCGAGACGAGCGTGCGCGTTGATCGTTGCTTATCAAGCTCACCAGCCGTTGCGCGGCTCTGCTCGTGCCAGTAGGCGGCTGTCGCCGCTCGCTCGCTGTCTCTACTGCCGTCGTCTCGGATGTGGAGGGCGCGCTGGAGTCGTCTGCCGTCCGGGGTGCGGACGTAGCAATACCAGTAGGCGCCGCCTTTGGTTTTTCTGGAGAAAATGGGTAGTCGCTGTGCCACGGAGAGCCCCCTTGCTCATTCTTCCGCTTGTACTCGCGGATCGCCTTCCAGGTACAGCGCCACCCCTTCAGCCCGGCGGGCCGAAACCCGCCGAGGTGAAGCTTGATGATCTCCGTCGCCTTCGTGCGCTCGCACTGCAGCTCGCGCTTGACGTCGTCGACGGTGGCCCACGGTTCGGAGCGGGTCACCGCGGGTTCTCCCGCATCCACTCGGACACCTTCAACAGCGAGCGCAGCAGCTGCTCGCAGTCGGGGTGTTTCCGGGCAAACTCGTATGCGTCTCTGAACAGGTCGTCGAGCACGACGCGCGCGTCTTCGAGTGCGCGCGTAGGTTTGTACAGCGGGCACTCGTTGTCGTGTCTGCCGTATGTGAACGCGCAGTGCAGGCAGGATTCACGGCTCATGTCGGGCTCCAGTCCTGCAGCTGACGCAGCGCTTCGAACAGGGCGGCGTCTTCGTTCTCACAGCTGGTCTGCCCGTTGAGCGCGCACGCTGTCAGCGCGTTGTATTTCTCAAGAACCAACTGCACGAGCGGCTCGCGCTTCCACAGCTCTTTCTTGCGCTCACACTCGGCGCAGACGCGGTCGTGTGCCTTGGGCTTCGCAAGCAGGACACGCAATTCTTGTTTCACCTTCAACAGCTCGCGCTCCATCGCGTCACGCTCGGTCTTGGCTTCGTCGCTCTCGCGAGACCAGATGAGCACCATGTCCGTTGCGTAGCTGTCGAGCGCTTCCTCAACGGCTGCATCTAGCGCTGCTCGCGCTTCTTCCGATGGGGTTGTCATTCGGCTGCGCTCTCCTGCTCCGGCACCTCGACGACCGAGAACCCGCGCTTGCGGAAGCCCTCGGCCTGCGTTGGCGTGAGTTCTTTCGGCTTCGTCTCGCCGTTTTGGTCGGTCACTTCGTAGAGCTTCGTCGTCGGCGAGCTCGCGCGCGCTGAGCCTTTCGCGAGCTCGTACAGCTTGCGGCCCACGGACTCGTCGAGCTGCTTCACGGTCTGCAGGTACGGTCCGTACGTGTCCGTGCGGAGGATGAGCTTCTTTTCGGCCTCGGTGGTCGCCTTCACGAGCTGCGTTCCAGACTCTCCGGGAATCAGCAGAAAGCTCACGCTGCAGATGTACGGGATGTCCGAAGTGCTCGTGACCTCCCACTGTACGTCGGTGGGATCGGACTTCACCTCGCCAGCGGACATGCGGAGCTTGTCGTCCTTCGTTTTCGGCACGTACTTGAGATTCGCGCGGAAGCAGAAGATGAAGACAACGTCCTCGAAGTCGCGAAGCTCGCGGAAGTAGTTCTCCATGCGCTTACGAACGGGCTTCACACGCGCCCAACCCTGCTGTCCGTACCGGCCGCGGTCACCTTCGGTCGGCTCGGTGCTGCCCGTGCGATCGCGCAGAAAGGCCTCGTGCATGTCGATGAGCCCGCCTGCGCCGTCGTGCTCGTCGCTCATGCTGTCGAGCACGACGATTCGCGCGCCGTTGTCGTAGGCGTACTTGGTGGCCGCGTGGAAACGCGCCGCGCTGAACGGCGGCTTGAGCGGCACGCGTTGGAACGCTATCTGGTCGCCGTACTCGTGCGCGCGGTTCTCGGTGTCGATGAGCCAGATGTCGCCGCCCTTCGCTTGCTGCACTCCCTTCGCGATGCGCAGCGCTGACTTGGTTTTCCCGGACTTCGGACCGCCAGCGATGCTGATCGCGAGCGGCAGGTTCCCCGGCCGCGCTACTTCGTGCGTGAACTCAGACAAGGTCAGCCTCCATTTGCTCCAGTGCCCATGACGTAGGATTCAGCGGTGTGTGGTCGGCCTCGTGGCCGCGCCACAGCCCGGTCGCGAGCCCTTCGGCCCAGTCGTTCACCGCGCGGTTCCAAGCGGCTTCACCGGCCTGCAGGAGCGCAGCCTCAGCCGGGCGCAACGTGCACGCGACCACTGGTGACGTGCGCGCGAACAGCCAGCGCCACGACGGCACACCGCCGACACCGCCAGGCATTGGCTCCGCGCCCAAGCCAGCAGCAGTCAGCAGCACGACCGCGCGCGAGTACGCCGCAGCCTGCATTGCCCAGCGGTACCGATCGACAGCGCGCTCGAGCGACAGCTGCGAGAGGTCCTCGACGCGCTTCAGGTCAACGACCTCCGTCCAGTCCTTCGCGAGGAAGTCGAGGCGCCCGCGGCATTGCACTCGCATGCCGTTCCGAGCGTCCTCTGTCCACATCAGGTTGACCTGGTAGTGGTACTTGCTGCGGTCGAAGCCTGCGAGCTCCATCCGGATGAGCATGTCGTTTGCTCGCTCGACCTCGCGCACGAACTTGCTCAAAAGTACGGGCGTTAGATCCTCGGCACGAGCAGTCGACGCGCAGAGCTTCGCCGCTGCGGTTTGCATCGTGTCTGCTTCGATGATGCGTAGGCCGTTCCAGTCGCTGTAGTTGACCGGCTCGGTTGCCTTCTTGGTGGGCGCGGTCATCTGCCGCGTTGGATAGTTGATCGGGTCGTATGGATTACTAGCGGTGAGCAGGCAATCCAGGATGTTCCCGTCGTCCATCGCGTCTGAGGTCTCGCGCTCGACGCGCTCCGATCGGAGCGTTAGGCGCCATGCATCCTCGGGACAAGAGAGCACAACCTTCGCCTTGCTGAAGCTAAGTGGCGGGTGCTGCAGCTCGCGGTACGAGCGGCGGCCGATCTCGAACCCGCGCACAAATCCCTCTGCGTCGACTTCGATGGTCATCTCGAACCTCCGATGCACGCGACCGCGCAGCAGACCATGAACAGCCAGAACGTCGACAGGTAGAGATGGTTGTCGATGAATGCGAGTAGCTCGGTCATTTGGTGTGCTCTCCCGCTCTGATTCGCGCGCTCACAGTGACGAGCACCATGCTTGCCGCCTTCGACCACGAACCCGACAGAGCCTGCTCGCTCAGGTACTTCACGACCGCGTTGCGCTCGACGCTCGTGGCCAGCTTCACGCTCAACTCCGAGCGCTCGTCGTGAGGCCAGTGCGCGCCGCAGTTTGGGCACTCCTCATCAGATGGTGCAGGCACATCGCCCACGCTGCGCGTGTTGAAGTCGATCACCTTGCCGGTCATGGCTGCACCTCGCCGAGCTTCGCCCAGCACTCGTCACAGCAACACTCGGGCGCGTTGCACGACTGCTCGCGCTGCGATCGGGCACGGGCGGCCCGATGCAGGTCGGCATCCGGGCCGTCGCCTTCGATGCAATCGGTGATGCACTGCTCTAAAAAATCTTTGAAGTTCACGGCTGCACCTCGGCCTTCGGTTTGCGCTGCTCGACCTGGTAGTCACCCTCGAAGTCGACCCACGCGAGCGCTTCCTTGCGTGACATGCCTTCGTCGCGCATCAGTTCTTTGATGCGTGCGGTTCGCGACTTGGTTTTCACAGCGGCATCTCCTGCTCGACGTCGACTGGCGGCTCAGCGTCGGAGTAGACAGCCTTGTTTTCCAGCCGACCGTCAGCGGTCCAGTGGATGTGACCGACGTACGCGTATGAAGCACTCTGCGCTTCGTGGTACGCGCTACGCAGCACCTCGACCTTGTGATCCAAGACTTCGCCGCACTCGTGTTGCGTCCAGCGAAGTTCCAGCGGGCTGAGCCCTTCGAGAAAGGTGCGGATTTCCTGCGCGCGTTGCGGGTTGTACGTTGGCTTTTCCATGTTCGGTCTCCTGTTAGTTGTCAGGCCGCGCGCTTCGCTGAGCACTCGGCGCAGTTGCAGGTCACTTGCTTCGAGAAAAACACTTCGGGCTCTGCAGGCGCAGGCACGTCGAGGCGGCGAAACTCCGCGAGCCACTCAGCGCGAAACGCCGCGAAATCGTGGTTCACGAGGCCGAATCGGTTGAACACCGATGGCTTGCCGAACGCGCGCGCGATCACGTCAGCGCGTGGATTGCGGCCGCCCGTCATCCACCACGCAGTCACAGCTTCGCGCGCCAGACTCGCGATCAGAGCGTCGCGATCAGTGTGCGTGCGCGAGCCCTCGGGCTTAGCGAAGTGCGCCGGCATCAGCGCGTCGACCTCGAAGTCGAACGGCTCGCTCATGGCGCGCTCCACGAGTGGTTGACCGGAAGCTCGGCGACGTCGCCTTCGTGGCGGCGGCGTGCGCTGCGCACTTCGAGCGCTGCCAGCGCCCGGAACACACGCGTGTGGCGTGGTCCACGAATGCGCAGACCGAGTTCCAGGTCGAGCGCCCGGTAACAGCCAATAATCAGGTCACCGCGGCTTGGTCTGACGTTTGTCATGCGATTTCCTGACGTATGTCAGGATCGCAGAGAGGTGTCAACCCATTTGTCAGACCAAGGGCGAAAAAAGGCCCGCGTCGTCAGATGACGTCCGCGGGCCTGGTCGTAATGCGCCGTTATTCCAGGGTCAGCGCCTGTTGGCGGCGTCCGTTCCCACCATGCGCTCCATCAGTGCGACCATTCGCCGCATATCCGCCGAGAGCACAGAGACGGTCGTGCGCAGATCAGCAATCTCCGCTTCGTTCGCGGCGATTTGTTTGCGCGCTGCTGCGTCGATTTCGCCACGCTTCTTATCGAGCGACAAAACCGCTGCGTAGCAATCGACCTCATCGGGATCGCAAGCGCGTTCTGAACCATCGGGCAGAGCAACGACGTTGGGTAGGTCTTTGGCTTGCACGTAGAAGTATTCGGAGGATATCCGCAATCCCCGCCGAACACCTCCGATTATTTTGGCGCGCAGGCTGGCTCGATCAGCCAGACCGCTCCTCACTTTGACTGGGTCCCTCCATTTGGACAGCAACGACGCGTGGCATCCAATCTTGGCGGCTAGTTCCTCAAGGTTCCAGCCGCGATCAAGATGCTGCTTGATCAGATACGAGAAGCGCAGCCCCACCAGGCGCTCCTCATCAGTTGTTGTGGTCACGGCCGAGTAGTTTGTCAGATGTCGATCTGACAAGGCGCCAAAGCCGCTTGACGGGACGTCTGACATTCGTCAGACTCTCCAGCCATGGCAAAGAAACCCGCGAGAGAGCGCCTGCGACTTCTCCGAGACAAGCACGGCCTGTCTCAGGAAGCGCTTGGCGCGAAAGTGGGATGCAGTGGCGCGGCGATCGTCAGGTACGAGTCCGACGATCCGTCCGTAAACCGCATTCCCAGAACCCCCATTGCGTGCGCGATCCACAAGCTGACTAAGAAGCTCGGTGACGCAATCGCGCCGCTCGACTGGTGTGGCTGACCCATGTCTGTCCATGGGGCACAACCTGTAGCGTTGTCGGGGCTTCCCCACAACCACTGACGCGCGTCAGCCATGTCGATTGCGCAAACGCCACGCTGGGTAGGTCAGCCCGCAGTGCGCTGGCTCACGTACCGAACGCGGCAGTGCCACGGCTGATCACGATTGAAGCGGCCCGCTGCCGCGTTCGCGTACCCACAAACTAACAAGCATACGTTTGTACTCAAAGGAGATTACGCATGGCACGGAGCAAACCCGACGAGTCAGTGGAGTTGACGTGCGAACTGCCGCCGCACGAGCTGGAGTTGCTGCGCAAGGAACTGAGCGGCGAGGTCTACAAGCTCGAAGCGCTCGAGGCCGAGAAGAAACGACTGGTCGCGGCAATGGGCGATCAGATCGACGGCGCAAAGCTTCGCATCCGTAAGACCAACCTCGAGACCGAGACCGGGAAGGGCATCCGCTCGGTTGTTTGCAAGTGGTCTATCGAGCGCGACGGCTCAAAGCGCGAGTGGGTGCTGCGGCGCATGGACACGCACGAAGCTGTGCGCGTCGAGCCGTTGTCAGCAGTCGACGCGCAAGAGGAGATGTTCAGCTAATGGCATGGGTCAAGGGGGATGATCGGCTGTGGTGCGACGCGAAGTTCTGCGCGATGTCGGATGGCGCGCAAGCGCTCTGGCATCGAGCCAACAGCTACCTCGCCGATCAACTCCTTGACGGCATGCTTCCAGAGTCCGCGATTAGGTACCTAAAAACTCGGGCGCGATACGTCCAAGAGTTAGAGCATGAGGGGTACTGGGTTCGGCAGCCGTCTGGCGGTTGGCTGGCGGTCGACTGGCAGAAAATCATCCGCAGCAAGGCAGAGGTTCTGGCAGACAGAGCCAAGACAAATCAACGAGTTAGGCGCCACCGTAACGCCGTTACACCAGCCGTTAGTAACGCGTGCCCCGTACCCGGACCCGTACCAGATAGAGAAGAAGCTGCCGCTTCTTCTCCTGCGGCGGCTGCCCAAGTCGTCGACGCATCGCAAGCAACGAAGGGTCTGATCTTCGTCGCCAGCCTGCTTGGCCGAAACACGATGAGCGTCCCTCCAGCGGGGGCGCACTCGAGCGCCTACGCGTGGATCGCAACCAAGCCCGACGCCGAGCGCGCCGCCGTCGCCAAAGCCGTGAACGCCGACGAGTGGTGCCAGAAGAACCCGTCACGCGTCGACGCGCCGCACCTGCAGCGCAGTTGGCAGAAGTACCTCGCAGGACCCGTCAAGCAAGTTGTGCGCGTGCAGCAGCCAGCAGCTGCACCGGCACCGAAGTACCTCGACCCGAATGACACCAGCTGGCTCCAACCAACCAGGGAGACCGCATGACCACGAACATCCAAAACCGCGGGATGCCGCACGACCACGACCTCGAGCGCCGCGTGCTCGCCGTCGCCATGCACTTCGACGAACACCGCGCGCTTCTCGCAGACACGTTGATCGGTAGCGACTTCTACACGCAGGCGAACACTGAGGTGTTCCACGCGATCCGCGCGTTGCACCGCTCGGCTGAACAGCGTTTCGACGTGCTGACCTTCGCGAGCGCGAACGGCGACAGCGCCGCGGTCCAAGAGTTCCTAGAACGTGACCACGTCGACGTGATGAGCGTCGAAGCCTACGAGGGCGCGCTCGAGCGGCTCAAGCAAATCGGCGAGGCGCGCTACCTCGGTCGCGTCGCGCTCGAGGTCGGCGCCGCTGTGCTCGACGGCACCGCCAAGGTCGACCCGTCCAAGTTCCTGGACGAGGCCGCCGAGCGGCTGACCAGCGCGCTGAACAGCCGGCGGTCGAGTGTCGTGGTCGAGACCATTTCGGACGCCTTGCAGCCGTTCCTACGGGCACTCGCAGACAACAAGCCCATTTCCCCGCGCGTGGTTGCCCCGAGTGGCCTGGAACCGATCGACAAGGCGCTACCCCGCGGCGGCTTCGCTTCGGGCGACCTGAGCATCGTGGCGGCCCGTCCTGGCATGGGAAAAACTTCGCTCGCAATCCAGGTGGCGCGCAACGCTGCCGACTACGGCCTGCGGCCGGCGTTCTTTTCGTTCGAGATGCCGACACAGGACCTCGCCTTGAACGTCCTTGGCCAGGTCGCTCGGATGCCCGTTGCTGCGTTCAGCCGGGAACTGAGCGAGTTCGAGGCCGCGCGAGCGATGAAGAGCGCCGCCCAGCTCGACGGGATGCCATTCGCCGTGATCGACAGCCCGAAGCTGTGCTTCGAGGACCTTGCGAACACGTGCCGAATGCTCCGCCGCAAGAACCAGCTCGACATCGTGCTGATCGACTACCTCCAGCTGATGCGCATGCGGGCGACGTACCGCTCGCGCTTCGAGGAAGTCAGCGACATCAGCACCGGGCTCAAACGTTTGGCGCGCGAGCTCGACGTGCCGGTGATCGCGCTCGCGCAGCTCAACCGCGAGGTGGAGAAACGCGCGGACAAGCGCCCTGTAATGTCGGACCTCGCGCAGTCCGGGCAGATCGAGTGCGACGCGGACAACATCCTGTTTCTGTATCGCGAGTGCGTCTACAACAAGGACGCCGACCCGCGCGCGTGTGAGGTCATCTTCGGCAAGAATCGCAAGGGGCGCGTCGGTGCGCTGCCCATGCGGTTCGATGCTGTGACAACCACCTTTTCGGTGGCGTCATGACCACCGCGCAGCAGCTGCTCGAGCACCTCAAGGATGCGAAGCCGAGCAAGAACATGGAGCGCAAGCCGGCTCCAGCGCCGAAGCCACCAGCTGCACCACTCGTCCCGATGTGCGCGCCGATTCCGCCCAAGCGGGTCGAGCTGCCCGCGCTCGGTGGGTGCGTCGAGATCATCTACGACTGGGACGAAAAGGACGGTTGGCGATGAGAATCACCCGGACGAAGCTTCGGCGTGCACGAGTGCGCTTCAACGCGTCTCGCCGCTGGTGGAACTGGACGGGCCCAGGGCGCAAGTCATCTTACCGTGAGCCTGTTTGGGGCTCGTACAAAATCGCGGAGCACGTTCTGCTGTTCTGGGGAGAGCGTCGGATATGACCCGCTCGTACGCGCGCAACGCGATCAACGACCCCGAGCTGGCCGCCGACATCCGCGCAGCCATCAGCGGCAAGCCTCGGCTCAAGGAGGCCAAGGCACCGAAAGCGCCGAAGCGGCCAAAGTGCATGGTGCCGCAGCTGCATCGCGTGTGGCGCGCGACCGGCGTGCACATCGTGCAGCTGCCGATCTTTCTCGAACAACCGAAGAAGATTGGCATCCACAACATCACAGCGAAACAACTGAAGTGGCGCGTGAAGCGTGAGCAGGAGGAGTACGCCGAGCTGCGCGATAGCGTCGCGACGATCATCCAGGGCTACTACCCGAACGGGCTCGATGGCTTGCGCGCGATCGACTACGTGCGCCTATCGCCACGCGCCGGCAATCCAAAAACCGAGATGGACGACGACAACTTGGGCTTTTGCTTCAAGGCGATTCGCGACTCGCTCTGCCGCTATGCGCGTGACGGCGCAGCGTGGCGCGAGCACCTCAACACGATCGGACAAGCAGACGGCTGGATCAAACAACAGGGCGTCAAATGGGTTTACAGGCAAGCGAAGTACGAACCGTTTCCAAGGATGTTCGGAATCCAGATATGGCTGCGCTTCGATCCGCCCACGACCGAGTGATCGACGCGCTCCGCGAGCTCGCGAACACGCTCGACGATCACGGACGCCCGTCAATGAGCGTCGACCACATGCGACTAGAGGTGTGCGCGCTCAAGGCGCGCTTGCCCGCGAACGACAACACCAACCAACCAGGACAAGACACATGATCGACTTCCAACTAGTGAATCCGGAGAACCCGGATAAGTGCGACCCGAGCAAATCGCAGTGGTACCTCGACCCGTACCTCGCAGCGCGAATCGCTGAATGGGCGCTGCGACCGTACAACGACGGCATGGTCAAGACGACGTGGCGCGCGCTCGAACCAAGCGCCGGACGTGGCGCGCTCGCGATGGTGCTGCGCGCGTTCGTCAAGTCTGTGACTTGCGTGGACATCGACCCGCAGAACGCTGAGTACCTCGGTCGCTGCGGCTTCGAGACGCATGAAGCCGACTTCTTGCAACTCCACGTAGACACGCTCGGAGCGTTCCACATCGCGGTGCTCAACCCGCCGTTTGAGGGTGGGCAGACCGAGGAGCACATCCTGCACGCGCTCGACTTGGCAGATCGGGCGGTGTGCCATTGCCCCCTGACAACGCTCGCAGGACAAGACCGGCGCGCCGGGCTGTGGTCGCAAGCTTACCTCAAGCGGCTCGTCATCCACGCCTCGCGCCCGAAGTACAGCGGCAACAAGAACGGGGGCATGACCGACATGTGCACGATCGACGTCGTGCGCCGCCCTGAGCTGCATCCAGTCGAGGTCAGCGCGAGCGGCGTCAATGTGGAGTGGTGGCAATGAACATCTGGGATCTTCTCAAGGAAACGCCCGACCAGCGCAAGCTCCGCAAGATGCGTGAGCGGAGCACGACGAAGCGCAAGCGAACCGCGCCAACGTCGCACCCTGACGACTTCTACGGGTTCGACGGGCTCAACGAGTACTCGAAGAAACAGCGCCAGAGGAAGCAGTGAGCATGCTGAACGTACTAGCGCTGCCGGTATGCACCGCGGGTGCCGTGTGCACGTTCCTCGTTGCGCGCGACAGCTCGAACAACATCGGAACTCGCATGTTCGGCGTGCTGCTGTGCGTCCTCAACGTCGCGGGCGTCGCCCTCAATGCCCTTTGCGTCGCTGGGGTGATCGAGTGACCAAGATCGACAAGCACATGCCTGGCTGGGTCAGCAACGCGCCAGTGCAGATCAACGTAGGCCGTGACCTGCACATCCACGGTGGCGCCATGCAGGACGTGCCGCGCTTGCACGGCGCAGGCCCGCAGTGGGGCGCGATCCTCGGCACCGTCGCTTACAACGGCTGGCGCCTCGTGCTCGGGCTCGTGCTGCTCTGCGTGCTGCTCGTGGTGACGGTGGCAGCGATCGGCTTCTACCTACTCGCGCGCGTCGCAAACGGCGTGCTGTTCGTCGAGAGCGCACTCGGCGGAGCACCAACACGCATCATCGCCGCGCCTGCTCGGATGCTTCCGATGCTCGGCGTCGGCGACCACATCGACGAGCTCGAAGGGCTCAACCAACTGGAGAGTGACTATGTCGACTGAGCGACCAAGGCAGCTGACGTACATGGAACGCGCGGCACGATTCCCGCTCGACTTCGCTGTGTCGCTGGCGTCCGGCACACCAGCAATCACAGTGCCAGCGACGTGGCAGGGGCTCAATCTGACGCGAATCGGGCCGTACGTGCTGCAGAAAGGCGGCAAGTTCTCCCCGCGCGTCAACCTCGCAGCGGCGCCAGTGCTGTCCGAGTTCCTGCGCGCGATATTCATCACACACGGGATCGGCGTCGACGTCCTCAGCTACGACGGCGGCTTCAATCCGCGCCTCAAACGTGGCGTCACAGCACCGCTGCCAGGCGCACCAAAGGAAGCGTGGGGCAAGCTCCTCAGCAACCACAGCCGCGGCACAGCGATCGACCTGAACGCAGCGCAGAACCCAATGGGCAAACCAGGCGCAGCGCCGGGAGAGCCCGGCAGCCTGCATCGCATCATCGACATCGCGCACACCATCCGTGTCGACGTCGAGACGCCACACGGCCACATCTGGCCAGCAGGCATTGTGTGCGGCGCGGATTGGTCAGGGAAATCACGCGACGACATGCATTTTGAAGTGGGCACGTGGGAACGTTCATGACGATTGTCAGGTCAAGGTGCCGTTTTCCCGGGGATGGCGCCTTGACCTTGACGTTTGTCATGTCGTAAGCCTTGTGACGTCGCACCAACCAACCAGGAGACATCGGACATGAACAGGCTCGACTCACGGGACATCGCAATCACGCACGACAGCCAGCGGCTGGGCCTCGAAAAACTGTTCGATGACATGCGCGGATGCAGTGACCAGGTGGACGTGTTCCGTAATCGGCTGCATGCGCTGCTCGTGCCCGAACTGCATTTGCAGGGCGAGGAGCCGTCAGATAGCGACGAGGCCGACTCTGCGGGGTTCGCAGCGCCGAACGCAATCAGCGAAGCCGAGTTCAACCGGGTGCTGTTCGGGCTCGACGTTGGCTGCAGCCACGACATCCCCGGCACCTGCGACTTCTGCTGAGCACTGGCAGTGAGGGCCTCGAAAGAGGCCCCGTCTGCGAGCGCTCACGCGTTCGGGTCAGGGCACGTATGCACGCCGTTTGCGTGTCCTGACTGTTGTATTCCAACCAACCAGGAGACTGTGTATGCGTAACGAAACGCCGCCATCAGCGGCAAGCGCGGGGGTGTGCCGATGGGCGCAATCCTAAGGTTCTTCGGGTTCCAGCAAGTCGCGCCCGACCCAAACAGCGGCTTCAATCCGTGGCAGGAGCAGACGAGGGGCGACGGGGAGACCGCCCAAGAGGCGCGCCACATCTGCAAGGTGCTCTCGAACCCGACCACGTTCAACTCGACGCCTAACCGCGCTCTGCGTGACGTTGTGGGTAAAGACAAGGCGCACTACCTGTACAGCCGATTCGCTACGGCATTCGGCTGGACGACACTCGACCAAGCGCAGCGGTACTACGACGCCAACAAGGGCAACAATGGAGGCCCCTGGTGATGACTGCTATCGATTGGGAAGAGATGACCGACCGCGAGTTCAACGCTGCGATGAGCGCGGGCCGCAAAGACGGCGAGCGCCGCATGCGCGAGCTACAGGAGGCGCTCGGGATGATCGACGCCCCAAAAGGACCGGGGCGCCCGCGGAAGAATGGAGCCATGCAGCTGTCGGCTTCAGACCTCGAAGAAGCGGACGCGTAACCTGTCTCGACTGCGGCTCACAGTACGAGCCGCCACCAACAGGGCCAGCGCCATGCTGGTCTTGTTGGGCACGCAAACCAACCAAAGAGGCAAAATGAGACACGTAGCCATAGAACTAGTAACTGACGAGTGCGACCGAGGCGACCGCGCGAGCATGCGCATCACAGTCGACGGGGAGACGCTGGAGGCTGCAGGCGGTTCGCTCGGCGGAGGAGAACCCGAGGACAACACGTTTAGGCGCGATTGGAACTGGGTTCCGTACGCGATGAAAAGTCTCGCGGAACGCCTTGGGTGCGTGGTCTCGGTGACCACGCGCGAGGCGACCGAAGAAGACGAGGTCTGAGCAACAGCAGCTGCCGTACCAATCCAACCAACCAGGGAAAGTCATGTTCATCACCAAAGGGAGCGCCGCACGCGGAAGCGATGCCGGCGCAGAGACCAGACTCGGCGGCACTCGACAGTGGGCACGAGGCCCATACGTCAGGCGCTGCAGATTCCCAACAGACAAAGTCAGCCTGAGAGGGCATCACACGCCGCTCAGCCTGCACGAGCAGGTCAGGCTCGAACGCTGGGCGCTGCAGCCGTAAGCGGCAGAACGCTCCTGCGTCTGCCCAAGCGCTCCCTCGGAGCGTTGAGGATAGAAGGGGAGGGCGGGTCGTCAAACCCCGCCCTACTCCGCACCGTTTCGTTCCAACCAACCAGGGAGAAGTGTCATGAACGGAGTAGAGGCATTCTGCATGCTCGCGGTGAGCGTGCTTATTGTTTGGGGAATCGTCGCGGGATTGCGCCGTGTATTCCTCTGGATATTCGGAGGGAATAGCGAGCAGGAAATGCCGCCCGACGAGTGGCAGATTGCGGTGCAGACAATCTCGCGCCCGCAGCGCATGCCCGATGGTCGGTGGATGCAGGCCGAGCTCGCGTGGAAACCCTGCGACGCGCCGGTCGAGCCGAACAACCTCGAAGTGCACGACCGCAACGCGCCAGGGCACGACGCGAAAACCTGCCCGCATTGCAAGCCTGCCAAGGGCTACTCGGGTGTATCGTACAGGCCGACCAACTAGGAGCGAAGACATGGACGAACTAGGAGACAACCGATCGCCGCAGTGGTACCGCGCCGAGGTGGAGCGGCTGAGCGCGGTAAACGCAGACGCTCAGAAGTCCGTCGACGAGCTGCTGACCTCGCGCAACGCGCTGCTCGCCAAGGTGGCCAAGCTCGAAGCGGAGAACGCTGAAGCGGTCGAGACCGTGAGCGGCATGGTGCGGCAGCGCAACGAGTGGATCGAGCGCAAACGTCAGCTCGAAGCGGAGAACGCGGAGCTGCGCGCGCGCAACGTGAATGCTGAGGCCGAAGCTGAGTTGGCGGTTGGGGACAACGAGACGCTCAGGGCCACGCTGGCGTGGTTCGAGAAGGCGTGGCCGCTTGTGAGGGACGTTCGTGCGCGCTACGAGGTCGACGAGGCGGATGGCGAATGGGCAGACTTCAACGGCTGGGAGATGACCAACCCCAAGCCCTCGGAGGGAACGTGACCAACGACGAGGCGAAGAAAGTGCTTACCGAACTACGCGCTTACGTCGACGTGAAGCTGCGGCATGACGGGGAGTCGTCGCAAGCGCTCGCCATCGCGCTGTGGCTCTTCGATTGGCACCAAGCCGTCAAGGCTGGCGACGACATGAAGACTTGGGAGGGAGAGCACCCTCGCCCAGGGTCGTGAAAAAAGTTAGGCGGCTCCCTTGACTCTTCAATGGGGCCGCCTCATAGTCTCTCTTGTCACGACGAACCAACCAAGGGAGACCGGCATGAACTGGCGCGATAGCTACAACAACGTTCGCGGTACCGAGTACGTCAAGATCCCAGCGCGCGACTACGAGGACCACGATGATTGCCTGAGAGCAGCGTCCGACGACTACGCGGCCAAGCACGGGCTGCAGGGCTGGGACTTGATGCCCGGCTGGGAAGACGCACGCACGCGCGATTTCATTATCCTGCACGTGCCAACATCTCACGCCAAGGCATTCGGGCCGTTACCCAAGACCAAGACCAAGAACGAGGTGGTGTCATGATCTTCGCGATCCAACACAGCAACGGGCGCTGTGACTCGGGATACGAGTCTTTAGCCGCGGCAGTCGCGCAACTCCGAGCCGACTACGACCACGTCGAGTGGCTCACCATCGAAACAGACGCCGACGGTACCGTAGCGAGAGACGACGAGGACACCGCCGACCACGCTTACCTGGCGCGCGTGGTCGAGGTGGCGTCATGAGCGCACGGGAGAAGGCCGACGAACTGTTCGACTTGGCGACAGCCGAGCACGCGCGCGCATACGCAGCGGCAAAGCTGATCGAGGACGAATCGGCCCGGCAAGAAGCCTTCCGTAAAGCGGACTCAACATACGAAGCGCAACGGGAGTACCAGTGTAAAGTGCGGCACTCAGGGGGTTGACATGCCGCAAGAAGGCTACCGCTGCGTCGATTGCATCGACACCACGAACCGGTGCGAGGCATGCCGCGAGCGCAAGGCCGAGATGCGGCGCAAGCTGCGAGCCACACGCCGCGCAGAGGGCCTGTGCGTGATGTGCGGCAAGCGCGCCAAGCCAGGGTTCAGCCGTTGCGCCAAGCACGTCAAAGACAACGCCGCGCGGTCCCTCGCCTCGCATCAGCGCGCAGTGGTAGACTGAGCCCGCTTCACCCCACGTTCCTGTTCGTGAGCAAGCAACACGCCCCGCGTCGGATGGTCCGGCCGGGGCGTTTCATTTGGAGCAGCCCGCCGGCTGGCCCAGCTCCCCGGTGTTTCAGGCACCGTACGCCGCTACCCGAAGGGAGAAGCTCGCTGGACCAGCCCTAGGCGCCAGCAGAGCCTAGCAGTCTATCGGCTCACTGTGTGCTCAACGTGAAGCCCGGGAAGCAAGGCATGTCGCCGCTGACTATCAGGTCCTGTGCGAGCGCGCGCCGTGAGGCCGTGAGGCCATCGTTGGCAGCGAGAGCGCCACGCCGCTGGTAGTCGAGCTCCAACCAACGCATCCGCACTTCGACGCAGTGCTCAGAGTTCGGACCGTCGTCTTCGTCGCAAGCTGCCAGGAGTAGGAGCACTGCGAGCAATCGGACCATTCGTAGCCATCCTTGGGTTGCGCGTGTAGGGATCCCCGCTCCTCGACGTTGCTCACGCCGTACGCCGCCCACGTCGACTTGGGAAGCTCGCGGGGTTCCCGGCACGCTCCACGCGGAGCTACCATGAAGAAGCCCGCAGGGGCCAGGGGTGAGATATGGGGCGGGCAGCGCGATCTGAGCAGAGCTGACCTGTCAGCTTAAGATTGCGAGAGCCGTGCCAACGCGCGATTCACGCGGCCTTCGTGGCCCCACTACGGCATCCGACCGGCACTTGAATATCAAGCAGCCTGATATTCCCCGACGTCGGGGACAGACTGCCGCCCCGCTGGCGCCTCGGCGAGGCTGCCGGACAAACGTCTATTTGTCACCAGTGTCCGGAAGTCCGGACACTGGTTCGTATAGTCGCGTAACTTCAGGGTGATTCAGGTACTGCGGACAGGTTTGGTCCTCAGACAATCGTCTGTGCCAAGTCGCGAAACCGGCCCTACTGCCTCCACGGCTAGACAAGTGTCATCCGTGCTGTCACAGTTCCGGTCGAGGCCATGGGTCGTAGTTCGCGCCTCGGCGTCTCTCGCGGGGGTCACCTACTGAGTAGTCCCCCCTCTCAGCCCGCGGGAGCGCCCCTAACGTATGCCCCGCGCTAAGCCCCACAGCAGAGTCCGGACCACGCTCTACGCGACGCTCGTGCTCGCTGCGTGTGTCTCGCTGCCGTGGTTGTTGCCAGCGACGGGGTGCCAGTTGGACACGCGGCCGCTCTGGGGCGGCCGCACTGCGCTCGACGAAGACGACGGAGGACCGAGTGACTGACCGCGAAGATCGACAGCCCACGCTGGGCGAGTACGTGTGGACCGTGTTCACCGGGCTGTGTTGCGCCTTTGTGGTCGTGATCGTGGTGCTGCTCGCGAGCTCGTGCACGCCAGCGCAACAGCAGCTGCTCGACAGGGGCACGCAGACCACGGTCACGGGCATGCGCATCGCAGCGTGCGTGCAGTCGGTGCTGGCCGAGGAGGAGCAGGCCCGCGCATTGGCACGTAAGCTGGCCGAGACTGCGGCAGAGCTCGAAGCGGAGCGCATCCGCAGTGCAGCGTCTGAGCCGAGCGACGCGGTCTCGTCCGAGGTCGAGAAGGTGCTCAAGGACGGGGCGCCCAAGTGAGCCGCGAGGCCATCCCCATGCTGATGCACACCAGCGTCGGCACGATCACGATCATCCCCGATGAGTCGATCGAGCGTGGGTGGTTCAAGCTCAAGCAGGGCAACCGCGTTGAGATGCACCCGCTCGACTACCGCGAGGTCTTGGACGAGTTGGACAAGCGCGACGGGAGCACGCCGCAATGATCGGCGACAAGCCCACGCTGCGCCAAGCATTCTGGCGTGGGTTCCGCCGCGGATGGCTGCGGGTGCAGTTGTGGCTGCTGCCGGCGTGGCTGTGGATTCTGTACGCCTGCTACTTCTACGACCCGAAGCTCTGCTCAGAGGACCGCGCTCACCCGGGCGGCGGCGTCACCGTGAAGCTCGACGAGCTCGACGTCGACGGGGGCGAGTGATGCCGCGCAAGAGCACGGGCCATCCCCGAGGGGCGCCGCTCTCACGTGGAGCCGCGCCCCTCGACGCTGACGTGATCGCCGAACTGCGAGCCGAGTGTAACGCGTCGTCGCAGGCCGCAGTGGGCAAGCTGGCTGGCGTGTCTGCCTCGGTGATATCGCGCGCGCTTCGTGGTGAGCGAGTCTCCAAGCCGGCGCAGGACGCGTTGATCGCTCGCACGCGGAGGCCGCAGTGAAGGAAGGCCGCACACCGGCAGGCGTGAGCATCATCGAGCAGGAAATCACCTGGCTCGATCGGCTGCGCGCGAAGCTCGAGCCGAACATCGACGGCGCCGTCTCGACGCTGGTTCACCTCGCTAAGAACAGCGCGCGCGAGCAGGTGCGGGAGAAAGCGGCCTCGAAGATCATCAGCCTGTATGCCGAGTGCACAGTCGACAGCGCCAAGCTGAAGCTGCAAGAGCGCTCGGACGTGGACAGCGACGACGACGACAACGTGCGCGTGGTGGTTGTAGAGCGCGGACAGCTCGGGGAAGTGTCGCAGCAGCTAGCGGCCAGCTACCAGGCCAAGCGCGCTGCGTCGCGCACTGATGTCAGCTGACCCAATCGCGCTCGCCGATCTGAGCGAGCAGGAGCAACGGTACATATGTTGGAAAGCGGGAGACTTGAGCTACATGGTGCTCCCGCATCAGCGCGATGTGTACGACGCCTTTTGGACGTGGCAGGCGACGAAGCATCTGATCGAGAAGCGTCGAGCGTGGGGAGCGGCGGGCTTCAAGTACTACCGTCTGTGGTGTTGGAGATCGCGCGTCGCTGGGGCAAGACCGTGCTCGCGCTGCTGATCATCATCGAGTTCTGCATACGCAGGCCGGGCAGCGTGGGCTTGCTCTGCACCGCCTATCAGAACTCGATTGGCTCGATCATCCTGAAGATTCTACGCACGGTGTTCGAGCCAGAAGCTCCGCCCGGCTACTGCCCGGTGTACCGCGCGAGCAAGGACGGCGAGCATCACCTGCTCTGGATTCCCGCGACGAACAGCACGATCACGCTCGTGGGGCTCGACCTCCACAGCGACAAGACGCGCGGCAACTTCCAGGACTTTGTGTATGTGACCGAGGCGGGGTTCGTGTCTCCGGGGAAGCTCGACGACACCTTTCGCGGCGTCATCACTCCGCAGTTCCGCGGCCGGCCGCATGCGTGGGCGCTGTTCGAGAGCTCGACCTCGCCGGTGCCCGACCACGAGTTTCAGACGCGGTTCAAAGAGGACTGCGAGGGTCGCGGCACGCATGTGCTCCGCACGATCGACCAGACCGACCTCACAGCCGAAGAGATCGAGATGGAGCTCGCCGAGCTTGGCGGGCGCGAGACTGCGATCGCTCAGCGCGAGGCCTACTGCCGAATCATCGCGGACGAGCAGCGCGCGGTGTGCCCGAGCTTCAACGAGTTGCTGCATGTGGTGCCAGCAAACGACGTCGAGCTACCGCTCTATGCGCTCGCATACACGTCGCTCGACCCGGGCGTGCGCGACAAGTGCGGCATCGTGTTCTTCTATCTCGATTTCATCCAGGGCTTGATCACGGTCCAGTCGACGTATGCCGAGTCGAACAAGAACACGGATGTGATCGCCGAGGTCATACGCTCGACCGAGCAGGAACTGTGGCAAGCGCAGCCGCTGGCCCAGAAGCCACCGCGCGACTTGCGGATCCAAGACCTGCTCAAGCCAACAACCGAGATGCGCGCGCCCGGCGCAGGTCTACAGCACGCGACAGAGATCATCGGCGCAAAGGTGCTGCCCGGCGCGGTCGTGTGGGACGCACCACAAGGCGCGCTCACGTGGTGGGACGACGAGAAGCGCTCGCTACGCGCCAACCCTGCCCGCCGCATCTCGGACGTCGCCACGCAGATGCAGCTCGACCTCCGACAGCTGCACGGGCTGAGCTTCGAGACTGCCGTGAAGGGCAAAGGCTCGAAGCGCGCGCACATCAACAACCTCGATGTGCTGCTCAAGCAGTGCCGCTTACGCATCATCAAGAACGAAGCGAACAAGCCGCTGATCGCACAGCTGCGCTCGGGTCGCTGGAACGAGAAGCGCACCGACTTCGAGGAATCGAAGACGCTCGGTCACCTCGATGCACTGATGGCACTCGCGTACGGCGTGCGCGTTGTCGCGTGGGAGCTGAACCCGTGGAAGCCGGCGCACGTCGACCCGCACGCGCCCGACCTCATCGTGCCCGAGGAATATCAGCGGAAGGTCATGCGCCCGGTACAGGGCAGAAAGCGATACGGCAGATGACAGAGGTATCTATCGCGCTTGTGATTCTCGGCGCGCTCGCGTGGGACATTGCACGCCGAAAGCTGCGCGGCATCGCGATCGAGAAGTACGACGCGCGCCTCACGCAGATCGAATCGAACGTGCAAGAGGTCGCGGTCGACGTGCTTCGCGCGCAGGCGACAGCGGACAAGAACGCGAAGGTTACCGAAGCGCTGGGCATCGATTGGCTGAAGCGCTTCGACCAGGTCGAGGCATCGGTCGCGAAGAGAGAGAAGGACCTCGCAACTAAGGTCGGCGGTGCGATCGCCAGCCTTCCATCCAAGGGATACAACCGATGAGTCAGACGACAGAAGACGCGGGCTTTGACGATCGCCCTGCACCACCGAAGGACGCGACGCCGCGCATCAAAGCGCCGAAGCTGCCCAAGCCGCCGCAAATCGCACCCACTGTGCACGTGCGGCACGACAACGATCGCCGCCGACAGCGGCACTACGTGGCCGACTGCCCAGCTTGTCGGCTCGACGACGCCAAGCGCCGCGACATGACGCTGCCGCCGCAGGTAGCCGCGGATGACTTGTACCGCACGATCTTCCTGATTCCCGACTACGCGCCCGAGCATCGGATCGCAGAACTGTACTTGCAGAAGCGCTATCCCAACGCGGTGAACGTCGGCTCGTCGCTCAACTACAACCTGGTCCCGCAGATGCCCGAGATTCAGATCGTGGTGATCTGTCGGCGCCCCGACCCCGGGCGCGAAATCACGCCGCACGTGCGGATGGTGCTGCGCGCTGACAACAAGTGGGTCGAGGAGCAGGTCCCGCTCACCGAGCTCGTGCCCGAGGTGCTGGAGTCAGCGCCGATCGTGGTCGGTGACGCGGTCGAGGTCTCGGCGCAGTCGCTCGTTTCCGCGTCGCAAGTGAACACAGACGAGCTCGTGGAGCGCCTCGCTGAGGTTGCGCCGGGCTACCGCGTCTTCCGGCAAAACCCTCCCGATCAGCTGATCGTGTTGCAGGCGGAGTAAGACCATGGAGCAGCAGACAGCAGTGTTGAGCGGCGCGCAGTACTTCGGCAGCGCGCCAAAGGAGCAGCTGCCCGGTCTGCTGCCAACCATCGAGACGTCGTGGCGTGAAGCGCTCAACACCCACCAGCTGCCGCGCGCTTGGTATCTGGTCTGGTGTCAGACGTACGGGATCGACCCGAGCACGCTGCATCAGACTGGCGTGCAGTACCTCGGCCCCGAGATGGATTCGCTGCGGTTCCGCACGAACCTGTCGCGGCCGAACGTGCGTCAGTCGATCATGCTCGCGCTCGGCGAGCGGCCCAAGTTCCAAGGTGTTGCGGCGAACAACGACGTTGCATCGCTGTCGCAAGTCAACATCACGAACAAGCTGATCGACTACTCGCTGCGCGAAGCGAGGTTTGACGCGAAGGCTTACAGCGCAGTCGAGGCTGACCGCTACTTCGGCCAAGGCTACCTGTGGCTTACGTGGGACGTAACAGGCGGAAACATGGTCCCGGGCAAGGTGCCGGCGAAGGACGAGGCCGGCCAGCCGCTGATGTGGGCTGACCAGGCGGGCAAGCCGCAGCCTGTCATGGTCGACACGCAAGTGCGCTCGGGCACGATCCGACTCAAGCGCTTGTTTCCGTGGCAGGTGATCAGCGAGATCTTCGTCGACGAGCCGGCCTGGTTCATTGTCAAGGAATCGGTCTCGAAGTTCGAGCTTGCCGCGCAGTTCCCCGAGCTCGCCGACAAGATCCTTGCGATCGACAACTTCAACGCGGACATGGACCGCGAGTTGTTCGCGTTCAACTCTGGGATCGCCACGACCGACCTCGTGATCGTGCGGCACTTCTATCACAAGAACTGCGCCGCGGTTCCGGGCGGTCGGCATGCGGTGTGCCTCGAAGAGCTCACGCTCGAGGACAACCCGTGCCCGCTCGACGAGGACATGCCCGTCTTTCCGATGTGCACCATGCGCTACTTCGGAACGATGCTCGGCTACCCCGAGGTGTCCGATCTCGTGTCGCAGCAAGAGGTGCTCGACGACGTGCTCTCACAGGTCGTCAACAACCTGATGAAGTTCGGCAACGAGTCGCTGTGGGCCGAGACCGGCGTCGAGTGGGACGCGGACAAGATCGCCGAGGGCGGCGGGTTCTTCACGCTCGGGGCAGGCCAGAAACCTCCGCAGGCGATCCAGTGGGCAGCGATGCCCGAGATCGCGAAGTACCTGCTGGAGTATCTGCCCGGCGTGATGAACCAGGTCAGCGGGCTCAACGCCACAGTGCTCGGCAAGCCCGAGGGCAACGTGCAGAGCGGCACCGCTATGGCGCTGCTCGTGAACGTCGCCGAGCGCTACCAGCACGCGACGCAAGCCGCGTACGACGACATGCTGCACCGCGTCGCGAATGGCGCGCTCGAGTTCATCCGCAACAACGCCGAGAACGGCTACGCGATCGAGGTGAGCGGCGTCAGCAATCAGCCGTTCATGAAGTACTTCAAGAACGAGCAGGTGCGGTCTGTTCGTCGGGTGCAGGTCGTACGCGCAAACCCGCTGATGTCCACGTTCCCCGTGCGCAAGGACGTGTTCGATAGCATCCGCGACTTGCCGAAGGACCAGAAGCGCCAGGCGATCGAGTTGCTCATGACGGGCAACATGGACGCGTTCACCGAGGACGACGACACCCAGACGTTCCTGATTCGCTGGGAGAATGAGCAGATGTACGAGGGCATGCTCGTCGCGGCGATGGCCGACGACGATCATCGCCTGCACAACCTCGCTCACCGCACCGCGCGCGACAAGCTCCGCTGTCAGCTGCCGAGCGACGATCCGCAGGTCGAGCAGCAACGCATCGACGCGATCGCGCTCATCAACAAGCACATGATGGAGCACGTGGTGCTGTGGCTGCAGCTCGACCCGACGCTCGGCGCTTCGGTCGGCGTGCCGCCCGCGCAGCAGATGCCAGGTGGCGGAGGCCCACCGATACCGCCGCCAGGCATGCCGCCGCTCCTCCCCGGAGCAGACGGCCAGCCGCAGCAGCAGCCGGCCAACGGGGCGCCGCCGCATCCGAAGCGCGACGAGCCGCCCGACCTACCCAAGCCCGCCAAGCAGCCAGCGGCGGCGAACCTGCAACCAGCTAACGGAGGATCTCCACGATGAGCGACGTAGCCGCACCCGCAGCAGCACCAGCGCCGGCAGCCGCACCCGCCGCGGCACCCAAGTCAGCTTCGATGGCTGACTTCGATTCGATGATGGTGAACGCCAACACGCCGACGCCATGGTCCGAGCCGCAGCAACCGTCCAACCAGAATCCGCCCCAGCAGGCGAAGCCGACCGACCCGGTAGACCTGGACGCCCCGGAGATCGACGAGCCCACAGAGGGCGCAGAGCAACCGGAAGTGGACGACAGCGACGGGCTGCTCGACGACGAGGCGCAATCGGCCGCGCCCGAAGCGATCACGGCCGCCGCCGAGAAGTGGAAGGCGATCGAGGACAGCCCGGAGCTGCCGCCCGACCTCGGTGACAAGCTTTGGACGGTGACGCCAAACGGTCGCGAGATGCAGGTCACGATCAGCGAGATGGCCAAGGGCTACATGCGGCTGAACGAGTCGACCCGACGCGCGCAGGAGCTGGACCGACGCGAGCAGCAGATCACCGCGGGCGAGCAGAAGTTCCAGGAGTTCTTCAAGTCGATCGAGGACCCTCGCAACTTCCTGGAGGTGTTCGAGCGGCAGCTGCCGGATGGCGTGCTCGACCAGGCGCTCGAGATCCGTCGCCAGCGCGTCGAGGAGGACGTCAGCCTGATCGAGGCTGCCGGATATGCGGTCATGCGCCGGCTCGGCGTCGACAAGACCGACGCGCGCGTGCGTGACGCCATGATGGCGACGAAGGCAAGGATCGACAGAGAGCGCAAGCTCGACGTCGAGCTGCGCCGGAAGGAAGCCCGCAACCGTGAGCTCGAATCCAGCCGGCAAGAGGTGGACACTTCCGCACGGGTGGCTGAGATCCGCGCCACGATGGAGCGACAGCTCGCGCAGCTGACGCCAACAGCTTTCAAGGCGCACCGAATCAGGGACAACGCGGTCAACCGGGACCGTCACACGCAGTACGTGAAGCGGTTGGCTCTGCAGCAAGGCGCGCAGGCGATCACGCGCGAAATCGTGTCCGAGGCAGCGCAGATTCTCCGGCAAGACCTCGAAGACGAGCGGGCCGAACGCACGAAGCAGCCGGCAGCGGCGGCGAAGGCGAGGGCCGCAGCGCCCAAAGGTGCGGGCGGTGGCGCGGCACCCACACGCGGGCACGTCTCGAATCAATCGAAGTCGATGGCTGACTTTGACGCGCACTTCGGACGCCAGTAATATTCGAGGGACCAAAGCAGGAACGCCCCCCGTCCAGTAGCTGAATCCCGCGTGACGTCTCCGCGGAGAGAACCAGCAAAGCACGGTTGAGCAAGCGGAACCCGAGCGAGGCCTAACCCCCTTCCGTCGGAGTTTCCGCAAATGGCTCTTGAAGCACAGTTTCAGAACAACTTCACGATCAGATATGCGCCGTTTATCAACCCGCTTCCGGGTGATACGAGCATGCGCAAGTGGCTCCCGCTCGTTCCGCCCAAGCAACGGAACGGCCTCAAAATGCAGTACCCCGTTCAGGCCGCGTTCTCGCACGGCCAAACGGTCACGCCCAACGGTACGATCGGCACGCTGAAAGCCGCTCGTAGCGGCGTAGATTTGATGGCCGAGATCGACGCGACGAACCTCTACATGCGTGAGGTTATCTCGTACGACTCGCACATGCGCGGCAGCAACGGCGCGTCGAAAGACGGCAACGCCGCGGCGTACTGGGATCCTTACGACAAGATCGTCAAGAATCTCCAGCTCGGTATGGATTACTACACCGAGCTCGCGCTGAAGTTTGGCCCGGGCACGGGCTCGACGATCGTCGATGACATCGGCGTTGTCGCAACGACTCCGGTCGCAGGCGGCTCGGCCACCACGTACGACGGCGGCACCGGTCCCGTTGTGCAGATCACGAAAGCGAGCTGGGCAGCTGGCTTGTGGAACAACGCCGGCAACGGTGGGCAAACCGGCTCGGGCATGCTCGTCGACGTGCTCAACAGCGCAGGCACCGCGCTTGTCGAGACGAACGTCGAGATCATCGGCGTGGTCGACCCGGCACTGTGTCAGGTCAAGATGCTGGGCGGGACCACTGGCGCAGTGACTGTCGCTGCCGGCCAGCGCTTCCTGCCTGCAGGCTGGTACCAGTCGCAGAGCATCGGTCTCGGCGGCATCCTGAAGAACACAGGCACGTTCGCGAACATCTCCGCGGCGTCGAATGCCTTCTGGCGCTCGCGCGCGCTCAACGCGGCTGGTCCGCTGACGGCGGCGAAGCTTCTGATCGCACTTGCCAAGATGAAGGCGAACGGCGTGACGAATGGCCTGATCGGGTTCATTCACGCGCTGCACTTCTCCGACCTCGTGAACGAGACCACGGCGCTCACTCGCTGGAACGCTGACGGCGGCGGCAGCACTGGCGACCTGAAGGTGTTCGGCTCCGAGCGCATCGAGTTCATGAGCGCTTGCGGACCGGTGAAGCTCATCTCGCACAACTACCAGAAGCAGGGCGAGGCTGAGTTCCTGCCGCAGGGCGAGACGGTGCGCGTTGGCGCGTCCGACATCACCATGCGCGGCATCGACGACGGGAAGATCTTCCTGGAGTTGCAGGACAAGACGGGCTCTGAGATCCGCTCGATGGCGCAGCAAGCGCCGTTGATCAAGGTCCCGGCGCACGCGCTTCGCGTCTACGGCATCACGCCGACTGGCGAAGACACCTCGGGCAGCTGATCGGTCTTTGCGGGGCGCGCTTCTCACCGAGTCGCGCCCCGCCTCGTGTCTCTCACTCGTCGAGGTTTTCATGTCTGGAGTTGCTGGATTGGTCGCGGCTGCGATCGCTGCCATCGGGGCGCTGAAGGAGCGCGACGACAAGAAGCGACAACGCCAAGAAGAGATCAACGCGGCCGAAGAGAAGATGTGGAACGACCGCAACGAGGGGATCCGCGCCAAGATCGCTGCGATGAACGGGCAAGACCCGAACGCGGGCCGGTTCGGTCGTTCGCTCGAACTGTTCAAGAAAAACATCGACGAAAACCCGATGCAGGACAACTGGATGCCGCTCGTAAACTCGCTGGCATCCGGCGCCAGCTCGGTTTACGACATGTCGCAGAAGCCGGACGGCCCTGCAGCTCCCAGCGGCAAGGATGTTCCGGGACGCAACTTCAGCGCCGCGCCGAACTACACGCCCGCTGTGAACTACAGCGATTGGAAGCCTGTCGAGTACCAGCCCGAGGAGCGGCCAGCGGGCGGCGGATACATCCGAGGCATGGCTGACAAGTTCGACAACGAAGACGCTCAGCAATGGTGGCGTCGATGAGGAGCGACGAGCTTCTCGAACGCACGCGCCGAGCCGCATTCATCGGTGACGAGAACGCTTACTCTGCGTACACGAACCAGGTCCTCTTCGATGAGATGAATGATCGACTGCGTTCGGTGTTCTCCGACGCGATCATCAGCGCGCGGTCGGGCTACTGGCTCACGACCGTCGTGTTCGCGGGAAACGTCACTTACGGCAGCTTTCGGATTCCATCGCGTGCAGCTGTCGGCGGCCTGGAGTCTGTCGAGTATTATCTGAACGGCGAATACTACCACCTGCGCGAACTGTCACCGCGTGAGGTGGCGAAGTGGGAGGTTACGTCAAGCTCCACTGCCACAGGCTTGCCGGTCGGCTACTGGCTCGACGGCGAAAAGGTAAACCTGGTCCGCGCTCCGCAGTCGGGCGTGACGATCAGGTTGCGGTACTACCTTCGCCCGTCGCTGTTGGTGACGTCGCAGAGCTCCACAACGTTCGTATCTGGAAGCGATGGCGTTATCCGCGGGCGCGTTGATTTCGTCGACAACGCCAACAAAAAGGTAACGGTCAACACTCTGCCTTTCGATCAGAGTCTGTCGACGCCTGCGGCGATCACAACCGGCGCGATCGTCGACCTCGTTCGGCCGACTGGATGGCACATGCCGACGATTGTTTCGGCAGCGGCCACGATCGTTGGCAACGAAATCACCCTGTCTGGAACGTCGCTGGGCGCGCTGAACGCTGACGAGTTCAACCAAGCGGTCAGAGTCAACGACTACGTGCGCGTTGCGGACCAAACAGACTGGCCTGCGCTGCCGTCTGACTTTCACCGCATGCTCGCTGACGCAACAGCGGCGAACATTCTCCGCGAGATGGACTTGACCTCGAAGGCCGAGACCATAAGCACAGTGGCAAGCGCTGACTTCGCGCGCTTCGCACAGTCGATCCAGCCGCGGGTCAAGTCGGAGCCAAGAAGCATCCGGCTGCGCCCATACTGGAGCCGCCGCTAATGGCTGCACCGCGACTTACGACCCTTGCGATCAAGGGGCTCGTGACCACGCCGAACGAGTACGGGGTCTATCCCGAGGGCTCGTGCAAGGTGTTGGAGAACTGGCGCGCGGAGGCAATGAACCAGTGGACGGTCATTCGCAACCGCTTCCAGATCATCCAAAGCGGGGTGACGAACGACCGCATCAAACGCGTGGTGGCGCTGTCGCCCGGCGTGTTCCTCACGATTCAATCGAACGCAGCTGGCACGACGTGGTCGATCTATCGCAATGGCGACTCCGCCAACAGCTTCACGCTGAACATGCCCACGTTCATGAGCCTTGTCTTCGAGACGGGCGGATACCTCACGAGCATCGTCAAGCGCTCGCGCTGCTATTTGAACAGCAAGCAAGGCGTGTTTGTCCTAGACAACCTCAACCCGGCCAGCGCTGGGGAGAGAGTGTTCCGCAGCTCTGGGCTGCCGGCGCCTACCTACAACAGCGTGACGTTTGGCACGGGCGATGCCATCCCTAACAACACTGTCGTCTGTTATCAGGCGGTGATCCGCAGAACGAGCGCGGACGGCTACGTGATGGTGTCGACGCCGAGCGCACCGATTCGCGTGCTGAACGCAGCCGGGGCGTCGCGAGAAATCACCTTCGCTATTCGCTGGTACCAAGGGCTCGGCGGTCAATACGACTACGCAGCGGGCGACGTGTTCGAGCTCTACCGGTCGGCTGGGCTTTCGTCGACTACCTATGACGCTGACCCGGGGACATCGATGCGCATGGTCGCATCTGCGCCTCTCACCGCGTCTCAGATCTCCGCGAGGTTTGCCAGTCTTGTCGACCGGCAGCCGATGGTCGCGCCGTTGTACGAGACGGCCGGGCCGGAGATCTACACGAGCCCGTACCAAGAAGGCTCGACCGGAGCGAATCTCCCCCCGCCCGTCTGCAAGGCCATGGCGCAGTGGGGAAACTATACGTTCTACGGCAACATTACCGACGACCCAAGCTGGACGTTCGACGTTCCTGCCGGCGTGTTCGATAGCTCCGCGTCTGGAGTGACGCCGTGGGTGCGTCAATACGGGATTGGGTTGCGCAGGCTGTCAGGCGTGAGCTTTTCGATCGGGTCCCCGACGATCAACGGCGTGTCGGCAGCCGACATTGTCGGGATCAAGGTCGGGCAGACTTATTGGAGCGGCACGGGTTGGCCAAGCGGAACCAAGGTTATCGCTGTTGGGGCCTCGACGATCACCTTGGCATCGAACGCTGTGGCGAACGGCTCAAGCACCGTGAGCGGGATTGCCGACGTGCTCGAGATCAACGGCGTTGAGATCCAGATTTCGAGCGCGGTTTCTCTCATCTTGGACGGAGGCGACAGCTGGCTCACCGGGGACATGGCGTTTTTCCCGAGCGAGCCATTCCCGACCGGCGGGTATTCCTCGCTGGACTTCATGACTGGGATAACAGTGCTGCTGCGCCCGCGGCGCAACGGCGCTTATCCCACGTTGTCGATCCGCGCGACCAACGGCGACAACTATTCGCCGCCGCTGCCGGACATCGCTGCCTCGCCGCTGGCCATCTCGACTGTGGCGCGGCCGAACTTCTTTCGGTGGAGCAAGCAGAACCAGCCCGAGGCTGTGCCGAGCGCGAACGAGGGCATCATCGGCGCAGGCGCGATCATCCGGTTCCTCGCGACCACTGACTGCTTGTGGGCGCTCTGCACCGATGGTGCGTATCGCATCAGCGGAGAAGCTGGCGTATGGCGCGCGGACCTCGTCGATCCGACGTTTATCCCTGTCGCGCCTGATGCGTGCTGCGTGCTGAATGACATCGTGTACGCCTACACATCGCGCGGTATCTGCTCGCTGGCAGGCGTCACGACCTCGCTGATCACTCGCGGAGTGCTCGACGCCGAGTTTCCTGGCCAGCCGTTCGCAGAGACCCCGCTGATCCACCTCTACGCGAACCCGGTGACCGAAGAGATCATGGTCATCTTCGAGAACGCGACGCAGGGCGGCGCGGCGACAATGTATCTGTATTCGACGCTCTACAAGCAGTGGAGCACGATCGTGTTTTCCGACTCGGCCATCACAGCGGCTGCCTCTGTCGCATCGGCGACCGCAGGCGTCCCGAACTACACGGTGTTTGGCGCGCAAACGTCGGGCGGACCGCCCAAAACGTTTTCGTGGGACGACAAAGGGATCGCACTGCAAGCGCTTCGCCCATTCCCAGCGCTCGCCCTGCAGCCGTTCTACGCGGGAGATCCGCTCGTTCTCAAGCGCTGGATAGACGCTACCTGGGTATTCGGCGCCGTGTTGTTCACGACGATGGTGCAGCGGGACAACGATTACTCTACCGAGAGCTCTGCGCCGATCAAGATGACAAGCCTAAACGCGTCGCTCGATGCGCGTGCATCACTCGGCATAACCAGACGCGCAGCGATCGGGCCGAGCATTCGGCTCTCGGGGTACTTGGTCTGCACATCATCGGATGGGCCGCCCGTGCTCAAGGGGCTTTCGCTTCGTTATCTGCCTCTCACAACACAGCAGAAATACCGATGAGACGGCACCTTCGTAAAGCGATCTGGAACGACAAGCCGCTGGCCGACCAGTCGCTTGACCTACGCGGCATCTTCGAGCGGATCCCCGACGTCGAGATCAACGTTCACACCGGTCTGTACAACGTCGGAATGGCGCTGAAGGTGGACGGCAAGCCGATCGCGATCGAGCTGATCCGCTGCCGCAACCCGCGCGCGCCCAAAGTGCCAGTGGCGTACGGCGCCGCCGTCAGCTTCGACCTCGCGACCAACGGTGATGCGCTCATCACGTCGATCCAGGACGTCACGCCAGGCACCGACACGGTCTACGAGTTCACGTTCCGAATCACCTACGGGGATGCGTAATGCCCGCCAACACCTCTGATCAAATCATCGTTGCAGCGTGGGAGGCAGACGGCCGGCCTGTCCCGTATCCGGACTACAAGGCGAACTATCTCGCGAACAACGGGCAGTGGCAGCCTGTGAGCGGGCACAGTCAGGCCCAGCCTGTTGGCAAGCAAAACTCTGACTACGTGCCGGGGACGAATGCCGAGTTTTTCGGCGCGCTCGCGACGCTGCCGGGTGCCGACGTACGGGCAACGCCGGGTGACGGCAGCATGGACTACTACAACCGCGAGACGGCGAAGATCGACGAGGCTCTAGCGTCGCCAGCTGTCAGCGACGACAAGAAGCGCGAGCTTCGTCAGACGCAGGCCCAGCTCGACGCGGAATACCTGCCGCAGCGACAGGACCAGGCAACGAAGACGTTGCAGGGCGCCAAGACTGACGAGGAGGCGCTGTCAGCGTTGCAGGCGCTCGAAGGCTTGCGCGGCACAGCCAGCGGCGGAAGCGCCGGCGGGCAACCTGCCGGCCAGTACATCAACGGCAAGTGGGTCGATCCCGAGCTCGCGAAGAACGGCCCGGTAACCGATCCGTTAGATCCTGCCAACATCCGAAAAGGCTGGGAGAACGGCCCCAAGCAGCAGGGCATGTCGCTTGAGGAGTACACCCAGCAAGTCAAGGCGGCGAACCCAGACGGCGCGCTGCGCTACACGAGCGGCGTTGCTCGGAACCTCAGCGGCGGCGCCAAGACCTACCCCGGCCTCACCGACCCGACGAAAGTCCCCGGTGCAGGCGGCAGCTCGCAGCAGATCGTAAACAACGCGTCGATCACGCAGGCCGCGAGCCTCGGCTACTTCGACAACGTCACATCTCGCGCGCTCGCCGACCTCGGATCGAAGAACAAGGAGACCGACGAGGCGGCGAAGCAGACGCTGGCCAAGCTCGCCGAGTCTGGCGCGCTGAGCAAGCAGCAGATGAACACGATCAGCCAAAAGCTGACGCAGGCTGCTGACGATACCAACGCTAAGTCGAGCGCATCCACGGCGCGACTCACGAACGCGGTCAACACTTCGAACGCAGGGTATAGAGACGCTCTCAGCAGCTATCAGAGCGGCATCGCGCCATATCAAACAGAGATCGCGGGCACGACGCGGCAGAATGTGCAGTTCGACCCCGAGGGTTTGGCGGCGCAGCGGGCGAGTCTCGCGCAGGCGCAGGCGATCGCGGGCGGCAGCCTCGACTACGAGTCACAGGCTGCGAAGGCTTACGCAAACCCGGATGACATCGCGCGCGCGCTCGAAGGCATCGGGATGCTGCGCGAGAACGCGCTGACGGGCGGCAAGAATCAGCAAGAGGTCCTCAACCGCTACCGCGACATCTCGCATCCGGAGATGACGGCCGAGGAGCGCGCGATCCTCGCGCAGTCTCAGCGACAGTTCGCGATCCACGACAAGGCGAACCGCGATGCAGTGTCGCGCGACCTCCAGGCGCGTGGCGTCATGTCGGGCGCAGGGCAGATTGCTCAGCAGCAGTCAGCTCAGCAACAGCTCGGTGAGGAGCGCGCCGCGGGCACGATCGGAGCGCAGGCTCAAGCGGTGCAACGCGCTCTCTACGGCCTGCAAGGCATGGAGAGTTCGTCGAACGCACTGCGTAGCGGCGACTTGGCAGCGCAGGGCGCCTACACGAATGCGTCGCAGATCCAGCGCAAACAAGGCTTCGACGAGCAGTACGCGCGCGGCGTGGGTGCTGATACCGCGAGCGCAAACAACCAGTCTACGCGGCTCGGTGGCGCGGGTATCCAGGCGAATCAGGCGAATGCGATTCGCAGCGCCAACGATTCCGTGAACATGTTCAACAATGAACAGCAGGGCATCACCGACCGCTACAACACGTCCTTCAAGCAGTCGGAGTACGAGCGGTTGACAGGGCTTCAGCAGCAGTCGTTTGAGAACAAAAACACCGTAAACAAGAACATCTCGGACAACGAGTTTGGGCTCGACGACGCAACGCAACGCGCGCTTGACCAAAGCTTCGGCCGAACGAACACGGCCGCGCAGACTGGCATCGGCGTTGCGATGAACAACTGGGGGATCGATTCGACTCAGGCCGGGATGGATCGCGACGCCCAAGAGGCGTCACGCCGCGCTGCTGAGGGGATGGCCGGGAAGAAGATCGACACGGCGGGCAAGCGCACCGACCTAACGCGCACGACGAACAAAGAAGTCGAGGACGCTCTGCGAGGGCTCAACCCCACCTACAGGATTTGAGGGTTTCCATGTACGGCGAAGACGACGAGCAGATCAAACAACTCCTGGCGCAGATGGGCAGCTACACGCCCGACCCTCGCGATCAGGAGCTGCAAGGCAGGTGGCGCGGCGAGGAATCGCAATCGCTCGACCGTCTCAACGGGCAGAGCGACTACAGCATCGGCCAGCTGCTGCGCGACGTGCTCCCGAGCGCAGTCGGGATTGGGCTCGACGCTGCGACGAACAAAGGGCAGGGCATCAGCGGCATCGCACAAGCCGGCATCGCTTCGGCTGCCGCAAACGCTGACCGAGACCAGAAGCGGCTGATTGCAGACCGCGAATATGCGCTGGCGCAGCGCAAGCAGCGCGAGTCGTCGCTGGGCGGGAACGCGTTTGATCGCGCCTACAAGCAGCTCGGCGTGCTCAACGAACGCGACCGCATCGGGCTCGCCAATCAGAACGCGGGGTACCGCGGCGAGCAAGTCAGCCAGGGTGCGCGACGCACGAAGCTTGCCGAGGATGCACACAGCTATCTGCACAACCCGGACGATCCGCGCACGGTGCAGCTGCGCGACCAGCTCATCGCCAATGGCGTTGACCCGTCGATCGGCAACATGACCGCGGCAGCGCTGCGCGATCGCGCCACCGTGACTGGCCACGAGGTCGACCACGCGTTCGCCAACATCGAAGCGGGCGACGCAGCCGAAAAGGCGCGGCGCACGACCGCGGCATCGACAGGCCAGCGCATCAAGACGGAGGCCGAGATGGCGCCGACTTCCGCAGCAACGACCGCGACAGTCTCGGGCGCTGGCTCGGCGGCAACCACGGCAGCTCGAATCAAGACCGAGAGCGAGCTCGCGGACGTCACCGCCGAAACCAAGTCCAAGGAAGCGGCAGGCTCGACAGCGGGAAGGCTCGGCGCCGAGGGCGACGTCGCCGCCGAGAGCTTCGTCGATCCGCTCGCTCGTGAGGTGCTCGACCCGGAGCGCGCGGACCGCATCAAGCGGAGCCCCGAAGCCTCGAAGGAAGCGCAGAAGCGGCTGCGCGCTTCTGCCGGCCTCGTCGATTCGATCGGCGAGATGGTCTCGATCCGCGAGCAGGAAGCCCAGAAGCTAATCACTCCGGGCCGGGCCAAGTCTCGGATGCTCACTGAGCGCTCGCATCTCGAAGGCTTGTTCGCACAAGCAAACGACATGGCCACGATCCAAGAGGGCGACCGACAGTCAATGGCCAAGTTCCTGGGCCTACCAGCCGAAGCAAGCCCGCTCGACATCGCAAGCCTACTCACGGGCGGCGACATCAAGCTCGACCAGCTGAAGGGCGTACAGGACGCGCTCGTGGCAGCCGATGAGCGCACCGCGCGCGAATACGGGTTCGGCCCATACGGCTCGAAGCGGGTCGAACCGATGGCGCCTCGCCGGAGCGCTCCCCGTGCTCGAGCTCGAGCGCAGCCGGCAGCGACCGAACCGGCTGCTCCGCCAGCCCCGAGCGGCGGCATGGTTACGATCCGGCTCGGCGGCGAATCAATGCAGGTCGACCCCGAGCGCGCGAAGCGCCTCAAGGCACTGAACCCCTCGCTTGAGGTGCTCTGATGGGTGCGCTCGACGACTTGATCGCGCAGGACGAGGATAACCTGCGTCGGTCGCAGGGTGGCGAGAGCGAGCTCGATCGGCTGCTCGCGATGGACGAGGCGCGGAACCTCCCGTCGCAGGACCCGGAGATCCCCGAGGCGCCGAGCTTCGTCGGCTACGACCCTGCATCCAAGCCGCCGCCGCAGGAGGAGGGCGGGGTGCGTGGGTTTGCCCGTCAGCTGCTGAACGGTCCAGCGCAGCAGCAAGCGGCTGAATATCAGGCGCGGATGAACGCCCAAGGCGTGCACCCTGAGAACGCGCTCGGGCCGTCCGACCTGTACATGGGCATGATGTCGGGCCCCTTTGCAGCTGCGAAAGGCGCTGGCCTGGGTGCCCGTGCTCTCGCCAGCGTAGGCAATCGCGTGCTCGAGGGCGGCGCACAGGGCGCAGTGACTGGCGTCAGAGACGCGGTCGACAAGGGCGGGAGCCTTTCGGACGTCGCGAACGAGATTATGCGCGGCGCAGGCGCAAGCGTCGTGCTCGGAGCAGCCGGAGATGTGGCCGGCGCGATCGGACAAGGCGCAGGGCGCATGGCTGACAGGTGGCGCAACGTCGTCGCGGGCGGGACCGCCGCTGACGCTAAGGCGGCGGCGAAGGTCTACGGCCTCGACGCGATCGACGATCCCGGGCGCTTGCTTGAGAAGTACAGCCCGAGCCCGCCCCTGGGCATGGACTCGCTCGGGCACGCCCGCGTGGTCGAGGACAAGCTCGCAGCTAGCGGCGGCCGACTGGGCGACATGGTGGCCGAGGCTGAGCAAATGGGACGGGGCAAAGTAGCTCCACTAGTCGACGCATCGGTTTCGCAAAGGATGGCGCAAGAGGCCGACGCCATGCTGCGGAACGCGCGCTCGCAGGAGGACGTCCAAGCCGCGAACGCATTCCGCGAATCGGCCGGTCTGATCGCGAAGGCCGACCCGGCGCAGAGTCTGCGGGACGTCATCACGAACAAGTCGAACCTGCAGGCCAAAGGCCACGTAGGCAAAGCCGGAACGGTCCCCGAGAAAGCGAGCGCTCAGGCGAACGCGACCGCGGGCGGTTTCATGCGCGACGAGCTCCACGGCATCATGCAGACCACTCCGCGTTACGACGAGTACCAGGCGGAGAACCAGCAATACAGCGAGCTGGCAACGCTGCTGAAGTCGCTTACGGACAAAGCGGGCGGCGAGCAAAGCGGCGGCGCGCCCGCGATCATCGCGAGCGCTATTGCAGGCGGCGGCATCGGAGCGCTTGGCGGCGTGGCGACCGGACAAGACCCGCTCGACACAGCGTTGCTCGCGGGCGGTGGAGCAGCGCTCACGGGCACGAACGCGGGCATCCGCCAAACACTGGGCACGCGTGGCGCTGACATAGACGCGAACATGATGCGAGCGCTACAGGGGCTCGGAGGCGCCGCTGATCGAGCGCTTCCTGCCATGCGCGGCGCGGCAATGGACGCGACCGCCCGCCGCTCGCAGCAGCAAGAGCCGGGCGCTGACGTCGCAGTCGGGCACAAGCTTGTGCGCGAAACGCTCCGGTCCAATCCGGCCAAGCTCGGGCCATACGCAGCGATGCTCGACCCCAACGATTCCGCGCTCGACGCGAAGATCACGAACCTCGGCAAAGAGCCGATGTTTCGCAAGTTGATGCGCGACCTCGAAAGCGAGAGCGCTCAGATGTCACGGCCGCAGAGCGGCATAACGTACAGCTTCGGAGAAGAGTGATCATGGGCCTCGATACAGCATCCGCAGCCGACCGATACAGCCCGGGTGGTCCTGGCTCTACGGTCAAGTTCGACTACACCACGATCTCGAGCACGTTTCAGCAGCTGCGAGCTGCAGACTCGCGCGAGAAGAACCCGCCGATCTACATGTCGGTCAAAGTCACAGCGAACTGTCACATCGTGTTCGGCGATGCGGACGTTGGCGCGGCGACAGCGGGTGACGCGTTGTTTGAACCAACAGACGGCTGGCAAGACTTCATCTTGCGAGCAGGACACACAGGGTTTCGCGTGATCGGCGACACGGCCGGCAGCGTCTACATCTTCTTTTCCGGGCCGTGAAGGTCCTCTAACAGTCAGGAGAAACGGTTATGCAAGGTCTCGGACGGCGCATGCGCGTCGAATGTTTGAAGTACGTTGGCAACGCCACGCCGGCAGCGTCGCCCACGGTGTGGTACGCGGCGATGTCAACGGCGACGATCGCGGATGATGCATCGGGTCTCGCCGAACCGACTGCGACGGGAGGTTACACGCCGCCTAACCTCACGTGGACTTCTCCGCCAACACCGACAGCGGGACAGCCTGCTGTGCTCGCCAACTCTGCGACGTTCAACTGGGGCGCGAGTTCCGCTGCGTGGTCGACCGGCGCGAGTACGCTTCCGGTCGTCGGCGTCTTCAACCACGCGACCACGCGCACAGAAGCCGTGTTCATCGGCGCCATGGGCGTGTCAGTGCCGCGCGCAGTCAACGCGGCCGGCATCACCCTGGAATCGCTCGCGGGCGACCTGCAGTTCACCCTGACGCCGACCTGATATGACTGCACCAACACGCTATCGCGAGAGGTTGGCGCTGGACGAGCAGCCTCAGGTCGATGTGGAGGTCTTTACTCCAACGACCTGGGGCTATCCCAGCGACCCGCAGTTCCACGTCGTTCGCTACCCAGACGGCTCGGGCATCTACGCCAGCCGAATCGAGGAAAGCGTCATCACCAAAGCTCTGCAGGTACTCGCCGCCGACAGCAGCATCGCAGCGGAGGACGTCGAGAAGATCGGCAAGTGGCTCCGCCAGACCATTCCTGGTCGCGAATACATCATCGACAACGCCATTTTAGAGCGGCACTTCGAAGTGCTGCCGCAGACGTTCCGCGTCCAAGCGTGGGGCGGCGTGTACGAGCGCCCGACGAAGAAACAGCGCGAGCTCGACGAACAACTCGACACTGATCCGGAGGATGCCGATGGCACACACGCCACTTAGGAAGCTCGCCAAGAACTTCGATCGCCAAGCCAAGGCGCTCGCGAAGCTGGGCAAGTTGCAGGACGACGCGGCCGCGCTCTTGCCGCAGAGCAACACGGCCACCGCTGCAGAGCTTCAAGCGGCAATCGCCGCATGCGACCAGGCGCAACGCTCGTTCTTTCAGAGCGACGCCGCGTCCGACCAGGCCGATGCGTACAACGCGCAAGCGGACCTAGCGGGCGAGCCTGCGTAAGGAGACCTGATCGATGGCTGTAGTCATGGTGTGCCCGTGGGGTGGCTCTGGCCACTACTTGTCGAAAGACAACATCACCGGCGCCGACGTGCGCGGCAGCCATACGATCATGGTGCGCGTCAAGTGGACCACCACGACGACAACCGCGAGCTACTTCGCCGCGGTGCTTTGTACATCCGCCGCCACATCAGGCAGCTTTGTTGGCCGCTTGGCGAGCGACCCTGACGGCACAAACCGCAGTCGTGGCGCACGGTTCAGTACTGGCGGCACGTACAACAAGGTTTCTCACGCAGGTTCGTTCGGTGACACCACTACGTGGCGTCACCTCTGCATGGTCTACAACGCCACCACGCAGATCGCTGAGTACTACATCGACGGTGTGTCTATCGGGACCATCAGTTCCACGACCTCGTTCGTTGGCACTGATACGGCTGGCGCGTTCGGCGCCGTTGGCACCGGCAAGTTCGCAGACTTAGCGCTCTACAACAGAGCGCTAACGGCTGGCGAAGTCTTGCAGATGGCGAGTTACCGGGTCCAGTCGGTGACAAGCAACTGCCTTGGCTTCTACCGGATGGACACAAACTCCACCGGAGGAACCGCTGAAGGCGCCGCGGCAGACACCAGCGGTAGCGGCAACAACCTAGCCGCTGTGAACGGTGGCGGGACAGGGTTTACCTACTCCACGGCCGACAACCCGCCGCAGCCGGAGAATCCGCCGCTCAACGTCGCTGCTACAGGCGACACAGTCAGCAACGGCACCGCGGTTGTACGCGTTCGCCAGCGAGTGCAAGCGACTGGCAACACGACGACTAACGGCTCAGCCGTTGTACGCGAGCGCAGGCGCGTTGCAGCCACTGGCGATACCACGAGCAATGGCACAGCTACGGTCCGAGAGAGAAGCCGCGTTGCAGCTGTCGGCGATACGACCTCGAACGGGTCCGCAGTCGTGCGCCAGACGCAGCGCACGGCGGCGACCGGAGACACGACCAGCGAAGGAACGGCCGCGGTCAAGCTGAGCGCGGGCGTTGCAGCGACTGGCAACACGACCTCTGAGGGTACGGCCGTCGTTCGCATGCGATCCAAGGTCGCTGCGCTCGGCAACACGAACACGGACGGCTCCGCGAGCCTCGCGCTAAAGCTCCGCGTCCAAGCCCTCGGTGACACGGTCTCGAACGGAACGGCCACGATCGCCCAGAACACGGCCGCGTTGAACATCCACGCCACCGGAGACACGACGTCAGGCGGCACCGCTGCAGTCGGCCAGAAGCTCCGATTGCAGGCAGCGGGCGACACGGCCAGCAACGGCAGCGCTACGGTGGCCCAGCGCTCGCGTGTGGCTGCGGCAGGCGACACCGTGTCAAACGGCGCAGCCGCGGTCCGACTCCAGCCATATCGCGTCCAGGCGACCGGAGACACCCGGTCTGACGGCTCGGCCAACACGAACCTGAGCGCGCGCGTCGCGGGGGTGGGTGACACCGCCTCGAACGGCGCGGCCGTCGTGAGCCTGAAGCAGCGCGTCCAGGCTGCCGGCGACACCGTGAGCAACGGCGGCGCGTTCGCTGACTTGACGTACCGCGTGCAGGCCGTGGGTGACACCGTTTCGTACGGCCAGGCCAACGTCACCCCCGCCGCTAACCTACGCGTGCAGGCCGTGGGCGACACCATAAGCAACGGTGCCGCCACCGTACGGCAGCGCTTCCGTGTCGCTGCTAGCGGCGACACGACATCCAACGGTTACGCGTTCGTCCGAACCAACGCACCGTCGCCAGGTGGCGGCGGAGGTTCTTCGGGAAACCGTCGACTGAGAAGGCAGCCCCGAAGATGAGCCAGCGATTCACCAACACCACATCCGTCACGGCAGCGTCGTTCGCGCTCAACCCCGCGGCCGGCTACACGGTCTGTGGCTGGATCTACAACGTATCCAACGCGGGCGGCGACGGCGACCTGTTCTTCGCCAGCCAGTCGGCCAACCCCGGCGTTTCGCGCGCAATCCGCATCGGCTACTCAGCCGGCCCCATGCTGCGCTGGCGATCCGGCGACGGCTCCAACCTCCTGAACGAGAGCGACGCTGTAGTCACCGGCGACTGGAGCTTCATGTCGCTCACGTACGACGGCGCCATCGCGCGCGCGTACTTGGACGGCAACGAAATCACATCCAAAGCGATGGCTATGTCGGGCTCGTACGACACGGTCACGATCGGCGCGCTCTCTGGCACCAGCACCGTCGAGCTCGCGCAGGTCAAAGTCTGGCAAGGCGTCGCGCTATCTCCCGCGCAGCTCGCGACCGAGCAACTCTACTGGCGACCACAAAACGCGCCCAGCAATGTGTATGCGTGGTGGCAGCTCGAAGCTGCAGCGCCGACTTTAGACAGCTCCGGGAACCTCCACACGCTATCAGGCGCTGGGTCGGCCAACGGGTCCTTCGCACCTCCGGGACAGCTGGATCCGACGACGCGCAACGTTGCAGCAGTCGGCAACACAGTGAGCGGCGGCACAGCAGGTGTAAGATCTAAGCTTAGAGTGGCTGCATCGGGCGGAACCATCTCATCCGGAAGCGGCTGGATGCGCACGACCGAGCCATCGCCAAGCCGCTCGATCGCGACGTTTGGCGGTCGCGGGCGGCGTGCACGGCGCTGATCGCACATGCGGCACGACCTAACACG